TCAATTGCCAGTCTGACCAGCTGGCTTCGCACAGGTTCCATTAACCACAAAACACACGGAATTCCTTAATCATAATAAACTCAAAGCTTGAGACCACTTTGAGATTGCTTTATATGAATAAAGAACAATTTAACTTAAGAATTCCTATGTATATGATAGTAGGACAATAATTATCATGTACGAAGTCGCTGCGACATTATATTTGAGAGATAGACCCATCGGGGAGATATGCGACCTCCCGTCATCTAGATCCAAAACCTTTATAGCCTGGGCGTGCAAGCATTTCGCACGGAGTTGATCAAATCAGACACATTACACATCATCATAAATCAACACAAACCCCATATTGTCAGTTTCTGTTCCATCGTTGAACTCGTTGAGTACAAACTCTAATAATTCGATGGAGGCTAATTCCAAGTCCATTTTATCACCCCACTTGGATAGGGTGTGCTCCTGAACAGGTTCCGAGTCTTTAAAGCTTCATGAGGCAGTAGCCCCTGTAGGCATCAAAATCACACTCATACGTGACTGACCAGACACCGTTATAGTACTACCAAAGGTAACTGTGCCACCAGCCGGTAGAACCACTCCGAATATATGGACCGCGGACTTAGTACTTCCGCTCCCAGTAATCTCATAACCAACGGTCTCGAAATTCGAGAAAACGCCGCTAGTTGTAGGGTTACTAGGAGTAGAGGTACCAGAAGTATCCACAGTCCATGTGATATCGTAGGTTCCCGCCTGTGTGGTTGTTATCACACCAACCCCTCCCGTATTTGTTAAAACGGAGAAGGGAAGACTGCCAGTCTGAACTGAGGCAGTAGTTCCAAAGGGTGTAGCTGTAACAGCTCCAGTCTGAGTGTCATACCAGTATGATGCAAAATTGATCCCACTTGGGGGCGTTTGCGGTGTAAAGAACTCAACGTCGTATTCGACATAAATCTTACCCCAATTGACAGCAGTTCCATCGACGGTACCGACAAAAAGATTGCCGGCATCGTATAAACGGATGTCACTGGTGCCAATATTTGAGGCATTATTTCTAACGAATTTTGTAGGACCGACGCTGAACATCGCAGCAGGCCTTAAGGTAACAAGTATTTCCTTCCATACAGCATCTTCCCTCATCTCTGCATATGTAGTCATATACATTTCAGATGTAGGTGCACTGTCGCTCGCATCGTAGTCTGGAGCTAGGATAACGCTTCCAGGTACATTAGTTCCAGTTCTAGGCAAATAACAAAACCGAAGGGCGTGAAAACGATAGTTTTCCCATCCGATCGCCTGTGTACTTAACCAAGGAAACGAGGCTGAAAGCCCCGGATTCAAGGAAAATTGATTGCTTATAGCGAAACTAGTGGACCCGGTTACGTTACCGAGTAACTCCTTATGCTTTATCCGACTCCTATCCCTTAAAGCCGATATTTTCGGCTCACTTTGGGTAAACCCACGTGAATAGGCGGCGGCCACGGCATTTCCGATCTGCATGGAGGAACCAACCTTGCCCACCTTTGGGCTAGGCTTCGCGGCTTGAGCGCGAGCTTTTCTTACAGGGTTCCTGTTCTTCTTCTGTTGTTGCTTTGCTTTTGGTTTATAACCTTTAATCATTTCTTAGTATTGGATCCCACCAGAATCGTGGGACTGTACATCATAGGAACCCGGTTACCTACCAGTCTATAACGTTACCTAATACATCACCTGCTGCCCTTAGACTTATTTCCCCTCGGGGATTCGTCCAGTGGAGCATGGGATGCTGTATAAGATACCGTTATACCTAGAAAAGGTACTTCGGGCTACCCGTGCAGTCTCTCGGCATTTACAAGATCGATTTAGCACGGAATTATTGAGGTTTTATCAAAGGGGGTTATTATTGAGGTACTATAGCTAATCTTAGTAGAAATTCCTACGCGTCAAGTGTCGTGAGTGACTAATTCACGTACTTGGCCCGATAGGTTATCTTTCTAGAGGATTCGCAAGAAGAGAGAAATTAGACTCTTCCTTTCAACCAATAACCTTCACCACCGTTTTGGGTAATTTGATTCCTATGACCCAATAGCGTTTACGCAGATCATCACGGGACAGTTTAAAGACCTATCCAGGTCAAGCACCTAAAGCAAAACAATTATTGATCAGCAGCTCGAAGCTCGTCTTGAACTTCTTTAAAAAGATCATAATCTAATCTTTTTACATTGGCTAGTGCAGCCTTTTTAAATGAGATTGGAATGTTCTTTAAATTTTCTTCACATTCATTCCATACATCAATGTAATTATCTTTTCTTTTCTCTCCAACTAATCTATCAATTCTATATAGGGCAGAGAAGCCTTGAACCTTAATGAGTTTCATTCTATTAATTATACTATGTCTCTCCTTATCAACCTCACGGAGTGTCGGGGCCTTAACCCAAGGACACCTAGGATCTTTTTGAACTTCTCTAAATTCTATACCTTCTAAGGGTCTATGAAAGTTGACTCCTAAGTCCCATTGCCTGATCTTATCAGTAGCAATTCTATGTTGAATTTTAGATGTTTTAAATTTAAAACCAACAGGACAGTCAACTCCCATACCTCCTAGAGAGTACGGAATAAAGAGATTCCTAGTAAAGAGATATTGCTTTCCATTGTTATCCTTCGTATAAACAGATGTACATTGCTCTTTGATTTCAGCATCATGCATCTTAAGAAGGTTGGCCAAAAGTTCTATCTTTTTATTTTCGTTGAGGGAACCGGCGAGAATCTGGTTCAGGTTAGTTACAATACCGTCTTCGGGTAAATTCATATGAGCTTTTGCGAAAAGATGTCTAACAAAGTCATCGGTGATATCACCTTTCGATCTTTTGGGAAAATAACCACCAAAAGGATCGTGTTCTCTGTCATCGAATTCCTCGAGAGGAACTGTTCTTATCACTTTCCACCGAAGCTCTTCATCTCTCCTCTTATCTTCGTATGTAGAATATATCTTTCTTTCTCCATTCTCTGACTTCCCAAGTACTTTATGAACTCCAAAGTAAAGACCCACATTTAGAAAGGGTATTAACTTTGGAGTCATTCCTCCCTTACCACCAAACGGACAGCCAAGAGTGTAGTGTACACTCGTACTGTTAATATTTAAATATGTTCTATGGTGATAGGCCTTTCCAACAGACATCGAGAGACCGACTCCTGCTCCAATTCTTATATGTTTCTCCCAGAGTCTCCGAGGCGCAGCATAAACCATATCATCTCCATTCACTAGAACGTGAGATAATCGATCTTTAGAAGACCACCCACCATTTTGGTGATGAGTGGCTGTTGCAGCCAGGTAGACCCCGAGATTAGCTAAATTGAGAATCGGAAAGCTTAAAATTGATCCCATCAGTTGTCCATTCTGTTGTGTTCCACGATAACTATAACCTCCACATCCTAATGGATAGAAAAGGTGGTGAGGTCCTAAGACCTGCATAGCCTCATCCCGAAGTTTCTTTGGGCAGTATTTAAGAATACGCTTAAGAATCTTTCTGGAATAAGTCCATGATAAGTTATCCGTAGCAGCAGAATAGTCAACCGAGAACCATTCATCATGTTCGTCTGATTTCTGAACTAAATCATAAATCATACTAGCACAAAAAGGCTTTCCAATTAAACGGAAGCAAGGCATCTTTCTCAGAATGTCATGTAGGGCTATTTGGAGAGGTTTCATTCGATAGTACTCAAGATATTCTCCTTTAGATATAATACGAATCTTGAGGGGCTCTAAGACGGCCTGAATCTCACAACGTAGATCACGTTGTTCTTCTCTTAGTGGAAACTCTCGATCGTTCCACCATCGAGCCTCATTCTCGTTCGGAAACTCTTTGCAATCAAAGTAGTCCACGCCTATGGGCTCGGTATCATAGAATGCGAGTGACTCCCAGTCTTCCTCGCCCGCCGGGTTATAATGTTCTACAACCCTCGGAGTTCGATACAGTTTTCCTCCATGGGATCCCACAAGATAGGGATCAAATTCCATAGAAACAAGGTCCTCGAAACCAATATGCATGGATGCGTCTATAGATTCTAAACTACTAAACCATGCATTCTCATCATAAGAAGATCTCTTAGTGAGACAGGATAATCTTCCAAACGCACCACCTTGGCGACGCTTAGATCGGTAACAAGAACTCTGTGAGGGGCATTCTTTAAGGAAATCGGTAGTATCTGGAAATACAGCAGTGAGCTGCTTTTGGACACTATCGAGAACTTCATTGAATGTCTCATCTCGGAAAATCTGGTCTATGACAAGATCGTCACAGTTATCGGCCTTTGTTAAAGTATCAAAATGTTCATGATACGCTTCGTCAACAAGGTCTTCGCTGACGGGGAGAGCACTTCTCTTACATTGAAGCCACGAATACCAGAGATGGGTATTTCGTGAGTTAAAAGCTACAATTCTAGCTTTCAACCATCTCTTAAAAGCACCAGCTGGACGCCAAATAAGGTCCGGGCATGGTGGTAATTCGTTTCTCAGATATCTTGCTAGAGGGTAAGCTAGGACGTATTTAATACGTTTTATCCACACCTTCTCGCTCTGTGAGGTATCGAGATATTGGGCAACTTGCTTCTCCATTTGACCTATCAGCTGTCTAGAACAGTCATGATGGTGGAGAACCAGGGCAAGTCCACGAATTACGGCGCTGCTTCGAGCTGCTATTGTGACATGATCGTCAGGGCAGGGAGCAGGAGATGAGTTTATTGACTCATCTCCACGGTGCCAGGACAACCTGGCATTGGCGCATTTCAATAAGAAGGGAAATTCAGTTGCAAAACACATAGCAACTAATTTTCTTATACAGTTCTTAGTGAACACTTTAAAAGTTCTTTTGTAAGCTTGATCGCTTACCG